GGTAAAGATAGAAAATAGGTAGGCTCCAAGTGGTTCTGCTAAAAATTCAATTACTCTTTTCATAAAATCATTATACCATAAGGAGTTGAATATTGAAATCAATTGGATTAACCATTGCCATAGGAGCTTCGGTGGCTGGTGCGATTCGTGGCATTGGAAGTGTTCGGAATCGTTCAGAGGCACTTGGTAACAGGATTGCTCAACTCAATAAAAAAAAGCTTGAGATTATTGCCAATGATAAATCTGTAGTTAAGTTGAGTCAAAAATTTGATCGACTTGATAAAAGAATCACATATCTTAAAAAAAAGAAAATAGAGCTTCAGGCTAAAATCTCCACTGCCAAAAGTCAAGAGGAGATAACTGCCCTAAAGGATGCCATTGCCAAAACTTCTCGAAAAATTACCGCAATGAATAACAATCGTTTTAAAATCAGGGAACAGCTAAAAGAGGCACGAAGCGAAGCCGAACAGACCAATAGTTCGATTGCCAAGATTGGCAGAACCATCAGAAAAATCAATGGCACTAAACTGAAAATTGAGCAAACAGTAGAGCAAAGAGAGAAATTTAAATCCAACATGATTGGTCATGTTGCCAAAGTGGCTACTGTTGCTATGCCGATCAAGACAGGAATCGAGTTTGAGAGTTCTATGGCTAGAGTAAAAGCTATTACCATGGCAACAGACAAAGAGTTTAAAGCATTGGAGGGAACAGCTCTAAAGCTTGGTTCTTCCACTACATTCACATCATCAGAGGTGGCACAGGGTATGCAGTATCTATCTATGGCGGGATTGAAAACCAACCAAACCATAAAAGCCATGCCTGGTGTTTTAAATTTGGCAAGTGCTGGTGCTGTAGATTTGGCAACAACAAGTGATATTGCCTCCAATGTCCTTAGTGGCTTTAGGCTCAAAGCAGAGAAGATGACAATGGTCTCGGATGTCATGGCAAAGGCGATAACTACTGCCCATATTGATGTTGTTTCACTTGGTGAGACGATGAAATACGCAGCAACACCAGCAGAGTCTCTTGGTGATAGTATCCAGACGGTTACTGCCCTAACAGCCAAGCTTGGGGATATAGGAATCAAGGGGAGTGAAGCAGGAACAGCTCTGAGAAGCATGTATCTTCGTATGGCATCACCACCCAAGGAGGCTCAAAAAATTGTAAAAAAGCTTGGCTTAACACTTAAAGATAGCAAGGGTAACTTTGTCGGGATGAGCAGGGTCTTGCAACAGCTCCATAAAAAAACAAAGGGGATGGGAAATACTGTCAAGGCAGACTATATGAAAAAACTCTTTGGGACAGAGGCAGTTAGTGCAGCAATAGCTCTAACAGATAAAGCAGATGGAACTCTAAAAAAATATACCAAAACTTTGGAAAATTCAGCAGGAACAGCTCAAAAAATAGCAGACATACAAAACAATACTACAGCGGGGGCATTAAAACGGCTCAGCTCTGCTGTCGAGGGGATAGCCATTAAGTTCTCAAAAATTTTTACTCCAGCTATCAATTTGGTAGCCAATAAGTTGAGTGGTCTAAGCAACTGGATTGGTCGGATGATGGAGGAGCATGGAAGATTAACCAAGTACCTGGTAATAGGAGCCACTGCATTTTTAACCACAGGAGTGGTGGTTGGTGGATTGGCAGTGACGCTTGGGTTTGCCCTCAATGGATTAAGGGCTTTGAGATTGGGTGTTATTCTATTTAATCCTTTGATAAAAATGATGACACTTAAAACTGTAGCTCTACGAACTGCAACCATTGCCAAGACTGCTACTCTATGGGCAGCTACAGGAGCCATAAGGGCTTATGGGGTAGCTTCGAGTTTAGCAGTAGGAGGCATTAGGATGCTTGGTCGTAGTATACTTTTTGTTGGGCGTGCGTTGCTGATGAACCCTATTGGATTGGCAGCTACTGCTATTGCTGGAACTGCTTATTTGATCTATGATAATTGGTCAATGGTTAAGGAGTTTTTTACTACTTTATTGGGTGGCGTAAAGGGTGCGTTTAACTCAGTTTTAAGTAGTATTAAAAATGCCCTTTCTTGGTCTCCTTTAGGGATTATTGTTGAGAAGTGGAATCCTATTGTTGATTTTTTTAATAATATCAACCTATTTGATGCAGGAAAAAAAATCATAGGTTCCGTGGTAGATGGCTTAAGTTCAACATGGGGAAAGCTCACTCAAAAAGTTGGGGATATCACAAAGAGTATTCGAGATTTTTTCCCCTTTTCCCCCGCCAAAAAAGGTGCATTAAGAGACATCCATCGCATCAAACTCTTTGAGACGGTTGCCAGTGGGCTAAATGAGAAGCCACTATTAAAAGCCGTGAACAATACCACCACAAAAGTTAGAAAAGGTCTACTGGTCGGTGGTACTGGGTTGGCTCTGAGTGGAGCTGTGGCACAAACAGATATATCCAAGTATGGATTTAGTCCAAAAGAACTCTCAAGAGAGCCTATGATCTCCAAAGAGACCACCTCCTCCCCATCGGGGGCGACCACCATCAATATCTCCTTTGGAGAGACCCATATCCATACCCCAATGGAGGCAAAAGAGCATTATGCCAACATTGAAGCCACCGTAGCTCGTGCCATTGCTGATCAGGAGCGACAACGCCAAAGCGTGAGGATGTATGACTGATGATGGGAATGATTGATGATTTTGTGTTTGAGATGGGCAAGAGTGGTTTTGATAGACTCAATGAGCAGTTGGCATTTGAGTGGAGCAGACAGGAGCGACTCTACAATCACCCAATCTTGATGAAAAAGGGTAAAAGTAGCCACAAGCTAGACGTTGGGGGAACACTCATCCTCCAACAGACCACGGCACTGGATCGACTCACCAAGATCGCCGAGGAGAAACGACCTGTTACATTTGTACTGCATGATCATACACGGGTGATGCGTGTGGTGATCACCAGTATCACGATTGATAGGGATGTGTTGCTCGATACAGGAGCTGAGGTGAGAAAAAAGTTCAAAATGAGTTTGGAGCGTTTTTATGGGAACTAAAAAAAGTGGCTTAAAACGGCTCCTATGCAGGGGGGAGAGATGGAGATAGTCACCAAGATCATCACAAAAGAGGGGCAACGCCTCGATATGGTTGTGTATGAGACCTATGGGAGCCTGAGGCATCTCGAAGAGGTATTGGAGCATAACATTAAAGTGATTGGCTCCTGTGTGCATCTGCATGTTGGATGTGTGTTGGAGCTTCCTCTCTATCCTGAGGAGGATAAGCATACCGAGATAGAGGCGAGCCAATTATGGTAGGGGTGGATCCAATCTATGTGCTGGTCGTCAATGGGGCGGATGTGACCACCAAGATGTATGAGAACTCTGCCTCGATGAGCTACACCGATACCGATGGAGCTGAGGCAGATACGCTTGATATCAAGATAGATGGTTACTGGGATATTGTGCAATTTGATGATCGTGCAGAGCTTTGGCTGGGATATGCAAGTAACAATGTATGGCATGTAGGTACATTTACAGTTCAAAGTGTAAGCGTAAGTGCATTTGAGACTACCATAAAGGCTACAAGTGCAGATTTTAACAACTCTCTAAAAGAGAAACAGAACAAAACTCACAAAAACAAAACCATCAAAAAAATAGTAGAAGAGATAGCTACAAAAAGAGGTCTAAAAGCTAGATGTGATATAGATAGCTCCATAGAGTATATACACCAAAATAATGAAAGTGATATACACTTCCTCACTCGAATAGCCAAAGATAGCAATGCTATTTTTAAGATAAAAAAAGATGAGCTAGTCTTTATAAATAGAGACAATACCAATACACATACTATAGATATAGCTGAGACTTTTGGCAATGGTCCAGAGCTGACATTTAACAATAGAACTATCTATGGTAGTGGCAAAGCTCAATATTGGGATACCCAAAACAACAAATGGGTAAAAGTAAGCGTAGGAAGTGGTAAGCCTATTATAAAGATAGATGACTATTTCGAGAGCGAGAGTGAAGCGAGGAGAGTTATAGAGAGTAAGCTTAAAAATGCTAATAGAGCTAAAGTGAGTGGGAGATTGTCTATTTATGGGATGGATATTGTGGCTGGGAATAAGCTAAAATTGGTGGGGGATAAGAGGTTTGATGATATGGAGTTCACCATCAAGAGAGTAACCCATTCCATAAATGGGAGTGGGTTTGTGACTGCTTTGGAGTTTGAGAGTAATTAGTAGTCTTTTTTACAATATAGAGCTGTTCCTTGCTCTGATGTTCCTCGACCAACACAAACTTGATGTATGATATTAGTTTTTTTATCAGTTATAATAGTAAAGTTTTCATCTTTATAATAAGCAATCCAAATAGAACCATTTGTTCCCTCTAATGTCTCTACATTTCCATGTTTTTTAGCAAATTCTTGATTAAATTTTTCTCCAAGCTTTACAGGTATTTTAGAGAGAGCTTCCTGTCCTTTTTTGTCATCTTCTAATGCTGAACAACCTAAAATAAATACAGTTACAACTATGAGTAATGAGAGTTGTAGTAGTTTCATATTTCCCCTTTAAAATTTATATGATTTATTTTATAGATATTTTTTTAAAGGGGATAAGGGGTAAGAGTATAAAAAGATTTTAAATACTCCTATTGTGTCGGTTCGACACATGAAAGTTTAGAAAAAGCAAGATTATGACTCTTGAACTTATTGACAAGCTCTAAAAGTTTTTGAGCCTTTTCTAAATCTACTTGATACAAAGGAGAGTTTCTATATCTCTCTCCTGTATCTTTTAGTATCTCTACTTCCAGCAGTCTAGGTATCCAACGAATTAGAGCTGTTGGCATCAAATCTACTTTTTGCCAAATCTCTTGTCGATATACCTCTTCTTTTCCTATCTTAATAAGAGATTGCAAGATAGGTACTAAATTTTTATGGTTTTTAATCTCTTTTTCCTTTTTGGCTTTAGGTGTAATATAGAACTCTTCTAATATATTTTGGTCTGTTAAGATAGAAGAATGCTTACTAAGCTTAGGAGCCTTTTCTCCTGTGTTTTTTATAAGTTTGATTTGGTGGTTGTGTTTTACCTTAGAATGTGGGGTTTTAGCTTCCAAATATCCTGCATTATATAGAGGTCGGATATATAGAGCTACGCTATCAGCCGATATAGCTGTTTGATTAGCTATATCGTTGATAGTAGTCCACTCTCCAGCTTGGAGAATGTTCCAAATTTTTTGATGGTTAGTAATATTAGCCATTCAAGACACCTCTCAATATTTTTAAATTCTCTTCAATCTCCTGAGTCGTTATGGATGGATATCCTTTTTTCCCTATATTTTTTATCATATAGTTTGTGTCTTCGGCGAGAACTCCAAACGCTGTATCTTTCAAATCTTCAAAATAGATGGCGTGGTCGTAGATCAATGATATGTTAAATTTTTTTAAAATCTCTTCTGTTGTCATGATTTTCCTTTTTGTAAGTTTAGCAGTTTTTAATATAAAAACTCTTTTTTTTGTTCCGCCCATTATGCAATCCCTCCTAAAAACATCACAGTATCTACACTTTGTTTTATCATAACCATATCTCCTCTAATTCTTCAGTAATTTCTATTTCCTCCTTAGGTGGGAGGTCTTCTCCGTTACAAGTGGTCCAATCAGGCTTATAGCCTTTTTCATTTTTCATCTTTTTCTCCTAATTTAGATTTTAATATTTTTTTAGCATCCTCAAATGATACAGAGGCGTAGCGAATATTTCTATCGCTGTCAAAAATCCCCCAATACTCAAGCAGAGAGAGCCAATACTGCACAGGCTCTCTATTGCTTTTAGTGTTGGTATTGATGGACTTTTGCTTAAATTTTGATGGGGCTATTAGTTGTCTATATTTGCCTATCCTGCCTCCATTGTATAGTTCGTGTAGGATTAGGTAGGGGTTGGCAAAATCGCCGTATAGCTCCTTGTATTTTCTGTTCTCCTCTCTTATTTTCTCTATGGCTCGTTTGAGACTTAGTAGGTCTCTTTTGTATAGAGCTATCTTTTCCCTGGCTTTCTCTAGTGTCTCTTTGTCACTAGATAGTTGCGTAGAGAGAGATTCAATTTGAGAGTTGAATATACCAAATATCTGTTTGAGCTTTTGTGAGCCTATGAGAGTCAAAAAGTGTGGGTTTCCCTGCTCATCTATGATATGATAGTCTCTTTTGTCATAGACAAGCCTCCCCTCTACTATCTCGACTGATGGGTCGATAATAGTAGAGATAGAGCCATCATTTGGAGCAGGAAAAACGATAATCTCACCCTCTAAGAGGGCTTGTGTTGAGTCGTTTTCAGCCATACTTCTAACCCTTTAATAATGCTCTCCTCTAGCTCTCTAAACTCTGTATCATGCTTGACATAGCCTAAATGATGACAAAATTCGTGAGCTAGAACTGTGAGCTTCTCAGGCTCTTTTTCCCCTATGACTATGATGTCAGTTAGGGGGTCACAATAGCCACCGTTTTCGCCTACTGCTATTTTGATAGTAGGCTTGGTAAGAGGTTGGAACTCTTCTACCAAAAAATCCAAAGCCTCTACCAAAGAGGCAGGAGCTGGTGCAAATGTGGTCTCTGATAGTTCAACTTTTTTTCCATCGGTTCGTTCCTGGTAGCCTAGATTTGCACCTAGACCATCTCTTTTGATGGTTTGGGCTAGTAGGACTATACCTTTTGTGTTTTCCCTCATAGCGTTTACGCTAGTTCCAAGTGCTGCAACATTGGACTTGGTAGTCTCTATCATTGCAGCGGTGTTGGATTGGGTAGCGTAGCTCATGCTCTTACCATAGAGCTTGAGGTTGTTGATACTATCATCTGCAAGGCGTATCTGTTGCCCTGCGACGACCATAGTTGCTTCTTGGGCTTTGTTTTGGAACATCTTGCCCCAATCTAAGATATAGGACATCTCTCGATAGTCCTCTACCAAATCAGGTGGGGCGTTTTTGATGACTCTATAGAAAGCCAACCAATGGATATGGCTCAATCCCTCGAACAAAAAGAGGAGGATAATAGTGTAGATAATCCTCCAAAAACCACTCTCCTCTAGCTCTGCATCTAGGGAGCTAGATACTTTGGTGAGTTTGTCAGTCAAAGAGAGCTTCTCATCACGGAGCTGTTTAAGCTCTTGGCTAATCTCTTTTTGTCTTTGATTAGCTCTATCTATTGCCTCCTTTGATTTTTGTTTGTTGGTATAGAGTGCTTGTCTTGCTCTTACCTGTTTTCTTGTAGGGTTTCTAAGCTTTGTGAGCCTAACTATCTGTTTGGAAAACTCTTCTATGTTTTTGTTCTCCATCTCGATAGTTTTGTTTAGGCTCTTTTTCTCCTCTAGCAAGGCTTTTATCTGTTCGGTTATATCCCTGCTAGAGTCCTCTAACCCCTTTGTTTGGATACCCTCTGTGGTAGAGGTGCTGTTCATCACTACTGCTTTTTTGGTCTCGTTTTTGCTCCCTACTACCAAATAGGCAAAGTAGGTATGAGAGGCAAATTGAATAAACAGCAGTACAAAAAGGATAGTTCGCTCTAGTTTCCTGGTCTTTTGGTTTCGCTTGTTGAAGCCTCCTAAAAAGAGAAACTCCGTAAGACCAAGCATAATGGCAGATATAAGCCCAACCAACAAGATAATGGTAAAAGTATAGTCATTGTAGAGTGACTCAAATCCCTCTACAATCTGCTTGATGTCATATATCATGATGTAGCTTGTGATTGGTACAAGTAGCACAATAGAGAGGATAGTACCGAGGATAACCAAGATTTTGTTTTGGATATTGAATGCACCCGTAGAGGTATATGAGTGAGCTTTGCCTATATGTTGTACTCGGTCAGAGTAGTCAATGTTGGAGCGACTGGATCCAAGCTTGTCATCAAACTTGCCTGAGACGGTCTCTTGGCTACCCAAAAAGTCATCTAGCTCCTCCCTTGCTCTGTCTGCACTCTCTTTGAGCATATCAGAACCCTCTGTAGGGTCCCTGACATGCTCTGTTGTATCTTTGTCTGTCATCTACTTACTCTCCTTTTTGTTTTCTTTTGGTAATAGCATCAAAAATATAATCAATAGCCTTAACATTCATGTTTGAGAGCTTATCTGTTCTAGGGTTGATACCTAGCTCCTTGCTGTCGATAGGACAAACAATAGTTAGGTCGCTCACACTCACTTTTGATGGCGTGAGGTCTGTGACAATGTCGAAATAATCAAATAACACACTCTCAACAGCTTCAGCGATAATCATTCGCTTTTCCTTGTGGCTAATCTCTCCTAAAGAGGATGGCTTTAGATTTGCAAAATACAAAATTAAGTCATCACTTTGACTTGTAAATTGTGCTTTTCTATTTGTATAAGCTACTTTGACTTCATCATGTAAATTGAATGTCTCACAGATGTCAAGAAATCTGCTATGATTGATAGACTCTGCTACCTTTTCACTCTTTTTTCTAACTTTTGTATTATAGAGCTTGACAAGACCGTGATTAATCATCGCTTTGTCAATCGTTGTCACAGAGGGTCTGTTTAGCTCCTCTTTTTCTATCTCTTTTGCATCAAAAGTTCCAAATTTGCTCTGTAGTTGCTCTTTTGTTGCAATGCCTGTACCTTGTTTGTTTTCGTCTTTGTTTGCCATATAGGACTCCTTTAGTATTTATTGGGGGGGGTACTCCCCTTTGGTAAGCCAACATCTCACTGTTGGCTTACTAAAGGGGAGAGTATGTGTTTATATACACTCCACTTTATACACTTTCATCATTCCAAAACTGTAGTCTGGGAATGTTGTTCTTTGGAGTTGTTTTTTGCTCTAAAAATCGCCTCTTCCCTATTGTCTGCATATACATCTACATAACCATCATAGTTGCATTCATGCTCTATATCTCATCTTTTTCTCCTGTTTTATCAGCATTAACATAATCACTAACAAGCCTAAGACCAATAATGCACTCATCAGTCACACCCTCTTCATCATGATAGTCACACCAATACGCATAAGCGTTTCCATTTGAAACATACGCTACCTCATTTACATAGTCAAACGCATAATCGTCACCAAGTATATCTTGAATCTCGTCATAATCTTGTGTTTCATTTTTCATCTTTTCTCCTAAAAAATTTAATAAAATTCACCCTAAAAATAAAAAGTTTTTTAGGTGTGATTTGCAAAAGTCAAAATCCTGAGGGTTTCCCACAATCTCGGCGAACCATCAGGATTGAAACTTTTGCAAATCAGGGCTGAAAATAAAAAAGTTTTTGACCCTGATTTGCAAAGGTTTTTTGACCCAAAAAAGCACTTAACAATAAGTTGTTAAAGACCACTTTCAACAAGCTAATTTAATAACTTGTTGAGTGAATTATAATCCACAAAAGATTAATTAAAACTTAAAATATTTCTTTTTTGGAAAAATATTTCTAAAAAAGAAACCAAAGAAACTTTTAAACTTTTGAAAAAATATTGATTTTATTTTCAGATTTCATTATAATTTCAGAATGAATAAAGAAATACAAGAGGAAATAAATAGACAAACAGAAATAATTCGAGAGGCTTCTGAGAGAATAAAAGAGCTATCTGGTATAAAGCCAAAATCAAATATGATTACATCAATAGATGAATTCAAAAAAATAATTAACGACTTTGCAACATCACCTGCAATGAAAAGTAAGCTTTTAAATGGAACTAGACCATTGAAAGACTTTGAAATGTATCAACTTGAAGAGAGGGGAATCCCATTATGGGCATGGAAAGATTTGAGCTGGTATAAAAAACTTCTTAAACCTGCAAAAGAATAATTTTCCAAAAAAGAAACCATTTTATTTTTTCTTAAGCAAAATAAGAGTAATCTTCCAACAGAGGAGATAACCTCCTCCACCTATTTTAACAATATTTTTTGTTATGTTGTGTTTATTTTCGCTTTAGAAAAGTGAAAATCGAGTTTACTTTTTAAGGAAAGTAGAAGAAATAGGCATAATATAAGGGAAAATATCGGTTTTCTAAGGTAGGATTTTGGCAGATGGGTTTTTAAAATCATTTTTTTGATGATTTTGATGACTGATTTGGTCGTGATATTTAAAATTTTATTCTACATTCAAAGTAGTGACGGTTATTTACAGTTTTTAATATAAAATAACAGTCATGAAAAGTAGAGAAACTGTCAATATAAGTGTACGAAAACAGCGTGATAGAGAGTATATCTATCTGAGAAAAACCATCATCATAGATGGTCGAAAGGTAGACAAGCGTATCTCAACAGGACTCGAAGCGACTTCTGCCAACTTGGCGTATGCCAAACAAAACGGCGTGGAGCTGTTTCGGGAACTGATGGGAGAGACCAAGGAGAATCGTGTGATCCTCTTTGAGGATTTCTATCAAGAGGCGTTGGATTTTTTGGGTTTGGGCGTGACAGAGGAGACGAAGCAGAGGAGGGTGACCAATATTATCAACTCTGTTTTGCCGATACTGGGCAAACGCAACCTGCTCAACATCTCGCCTTATGACATCGAACAGTGGCAGACCCAACTCTATCTACATAGAGGAGGGGACTACACGAGCCGAGTCAAGAGTCTCTTGCGTAGGATCTTCGATAGAGCCATGGTCAAAAAGCTCATACACGCCAACCCCTGCCACGGCACGGCTCCCATCAAAAAAGAGCCAAAGCAACGCAGGGAGATATATACCCAAGAGGAGGTCGAGAGGATGATACAAGAAGCCGACCTTTTTTTGAGGGCATTTATCTATGTGATGGCGACCTTGGGGGTGCGTACAGGTGAAGCAGTTGGGTTGATGTTTGATGATTTTGACCATCAGATCCACAAGCTTCATCTGCAACGCTCTATCAGGCACGGCAAAATATCACCACCCAAAACAGGTGAGCGATATATCGACGTGCCACCAAGGACACTGGAACTGGTCAAACAGCTCCAAGAGCAGAGCAGTAGCCAGTGGCTCTTTGCCACCAAGGATGGGGGTCACTATCATGATGGGGCGACCATCAACCAAAAACGGTTTCAGCCATTTTTGGAAAAACTGGCCATCCCCTACAAGAGCCTCTATAGCCTAAGGCACTTTCACGCGACTCTCGCCCTCATTAAGGGGCAAGACCTGGCATATCTATCCAAACAGATAGGACACGCCAACATAAAAACAACCTTAGATTTTTATGTTGGGTATATGCCAAACAGCGAACATTCAGCAAAAAAGGGCGAAATCTTCAATTTTTAGCCCTATTTTGTCGCTATTTCGTCACTATGGAGACAGACACAAGCAGAAAACCCCAAAAAATGGGAAAATGCTTGGATAGTAGTGCGAACCTCATAAGCCGGAGGTCGAGGGTTCGAGTCCCTCTCTTACTACCACTATTCAATCATTTCCAAACAACATTTTTTATTATTTTCTGTTTTTTCTCTATTTTTCTTGGCACTATTGCGTCACTATCTTTTTTTGTAGTTTTTCTAAACTAACCCATTAGTGAGGTGTTGTCCTTTATTTGAATATGCGTTATATCCTCCTTTGAATTTAAACAGAACATCCAACTCATTCCCTTCTCCTGATGGGTTAGCTTATATTAACTGAACGTTAATAGCAGAACCCATCAGAGACTTTTCCCTTTTTTGCCTCTGTCCCTATTTCCCCCTTGGGTTCTGCTATTAGAGTTTACGCTATGGAGAAAAAATGAACATACTAAAAAAACTAAAAAAAGGTAGTGGAAACTACCGTGTGTATGAGTATCTGCTATCGGGTGGAGATCTGACCGTGGCATCTGCACGGGAGCTGGGTCTGACCAATGATCTACGCTCACGGATCTCTGACCTGCGTAATCGCTATGGGGTCGAGAACATAGAGAGTGTAGAGGTCGAGGGGGAAACGGGGGCGAAGTATCGCAAACATTTCCTCCGAATGGATAGTGTACCACAACGCATCAAGATACGGGTCAAGAGTCCGAGTGGGCAGTGGCTCCATGGTGAGTGGGATGAGAGAGAAGAGGTGGTGTACTATAGTGATGGTCGCACCCAGCCAGTGAGCCAAGAGAGTTTCGAGAAGCATCTTGGGGATATTATAGAGAGGATATAGTGTACTGTTTACTATGTCCTCTAAAAAGAGTCTTTTGAGGAAGATTGTTTTTAGAGGTAGAGGGGTCATTTGATAATGATAGCTATCCCCTCTCCTCGCCGTCAAAAAGCTGTTAAAGCACAGCCATGAATGGGCATGACTATTATATCATGTTTTTTCTCGTTTTGTGCTTTTTCTTAAAATGGGCTTTTGCAAAGGGCTTGGTAGGATTTGATTGGCGTTAGGCTTATCGAGTCCTTTGGAACTTTGCGAAAGTTTCCTATACGCCAAAAGGAATACATAATGAGTTATTTAAATCTTAATTTTGCTAGAATTAGACAAAATAACGATAAGGGAAGTAATGAGCGAAAAATCAAAAGAAGCAACGAAGTCGGCAAAAATCATGCTAACAATGAGTGGAAAGACCAAGAACATCTTGGAAGAAATTTCAGAAAAATATGGTATCAGCACAACACAGTATATTATGAATCTCATAATAGAGGATATAAAGAAAAATACCAAAGAGTAACCAAAAACTTACCAAAAGTTACTTATTACTTAATTTTAAGTAATAAATCAGTAACTATAATTTATAATCCCTTTATCACTACTGATAAAGGATTATATATGGACACTGCAAAAACTACCGTAGATCTACGCAAAGCCCTTGATGGGAATCAAATCGAAAATACATTGGAATACAAGCTCATCGGACTCGCTGAGATCCTCAACAATCTCGCCATGAGCGATGATGTCGGCTCACAGGGGTTGGACTATCTGGGCGATACGCTTCGGGCGATTATCAGCACCGACCTCAAGGAGATCAAAGTGATGGCTGATTATACCTTTGGGCATCTGTTCGAGTTGGCAGGGGGTTGGAGATGAGAAGTTTAATTTTATTTCATGCAACGCTTTTTGATTTCACGAAAGAGTATGATCATCTCTTTGAAAAGAAGACAGAAAGAATTCGAAATGAACTCGAAAAAAGAGGTTTCAAGATGATATCACATTCATATTATAGAAATCTTGCAATCTCTGTTTTTCCATTAGACAACCTTTCTAAAATAGTTTTTTCTGTTACGGCAAATGGAGTAGATGACGAATTCACTATCACCTACGACAAAGAGAATTATGACGAAGAGGTTTTTGCTCTTTTGAAAGATTTTTTCTCTGTTCCTAAAAAATGTGGCTGGAATCTCCAAGATGATGAGTCGGGAGTATGGCGAACGGACTGTGAGCATATGCACATTCTCAGGGAGGGTACGCCTGATGATAATGGGATGGCGTATTGTTGCTATTGTGGGAGGAGAGTGGAATGAGCCGAGTACTCTTGACATCGACACAAGTAGCCAAGAGAGCTGGTCTCTCGGTTCATGCGTTTCATAAAATTAAAAAACTTTATAATCCGATGGATTTTGAGAGCAGTATACTCAATCATCGAAGCAGACCGTCTCAAAAAGATCCAAGCGTGCGTAAGCCGTATTGGTGGCTAAATGATGCACGTTTTGGCAAAAATTTCCCTGATAGATTCGGGGGGAACACGGTCAAGTGGTACAGCGATAAGATAGATGGTCTCTTCTGTGAGATTGGGATTGGTGGTGTACTATGAGCAAGTTCACTAAAAAATGTGCAAGATGTCGCAAGGAGTATCCGATAGAGAAGTTTGTCTCTCCTGCAAATGGTCGGATGCTAAAGAACTGTCAGGAGTGTCGAGGCGTTCCGAAGCAAAAACCTACCATCAAACTTAGTAAGAAGCAGTTTTTGGTGCGTGGGAATATCCGAAATGGGTATACCTCCTCTTTGGGGGTGTGTTTTGGATAGTGTACTGTACAATCTCAATATCGAGAGGGCTGTCCTCTCGGCGATACTGTTTGACCAGCGAATACTTGCAGAGGTAGCGGGTCGAATTAAGAGCGAGGACTTCTATCTGCCATTTCATCAAAACCTCTTTGATACCTTCAAGCATCTCAATCAAAAAAACCTCCCTATAGATGAAGAGTTCTCACGGATAGCAATGACCAAGAGAGAGCAATGGGATGAGGCGAAGATGCTTGATGTATTGGCAGCCAATCCAATCAGCAATATTAGTGCCTATGCCGATGAGATCATCAATCGTTCGCAGAAACGGAAGCTCAATATGCTGAGTATTGAGTTACGGAAGATGATCAATGATGAGGGAAAGAGTCCTGATGAGATCATCGCTTTTCATCGCGAGAGAATGGACATTATTGCCAAGAATGGCACGATTCGGCTACGAAAAACCAAGATGAGGGATGTGGTGGCTGAGAAGCCTGAGTTTTGGTGTACAAATTGGCTCCCCATTCCTGTGGGTGTGGCGACCATGATCAGTGGTACAGGTGGCACAGGGAAAGGGTGGTTGGCTCTGCAACTGGCGATACGATTGGCACGAGAGGGCAAGAGAAGCTATCTGTGGTTTAGTGAAGACATTGTGGGATTGGTCAAAGAGAGATATGAGATTATCAAGCGTGAGATATTGGTTGGGAATTGGGATGAGGCGGATGATCTGGTTGAGATCACGGATGAGCCTCCTTTTTTTATGCTCGATACTGATAGATATGGCAATGCGAAGATTAGCGATAGATTCTATGGGGTACAAAGAGAACTGGATGAGTATGACATGATATTGTTTGACCCACTATTAGCGTTTTATGGGGGTGATGAGAACAACAACTCTCAGGCTCGTATCTTTATGCAGCCATTCATGAACTGGGTGATGGGCAAGAAGAAGAGCATTATCTTCTTGCATCATTCCAAAAAAGAGGGGGGATTCCGTGGAGCAGGTGCATTCATGGATGCGATGCGTAGTGGCTATGAGATAGAGACGCATACCATCACCAAGGATGGCAAGGAGATACCTGACCCAAAGAGGAGCCATCTCAAGCAGATTCGGCTCGTCAAGGACAACTACGGAGCGAGTCTGCATACCAAGCATCTCGTGGACAAATTTATTACGCCCAAAAAGGGTGGAGCGTCGAGTGATGGGTATGAGATTGTTTATGAGGATGATAGTGTACCACGAGACCTCCTTTCACCACTGGAACAAATCAAAGTTGAATTGCCAACAATATTATAAGGATAGTGTACTATGAGCATACCATACATAACAATCAAGATTCCACTCGATTATAAACGCAAGTTAGCCAGTACCAACAAAAACAAGCTACACGCCTTTAACGAGTGGCTAACGACCAATGAGGAGATTGAGTTTGGTCTCCTCGATGAGATGCACTCGCTCGACTTCTTCGCCCAAAGCTGGGGGCAATGGGAGCGTCAAAAGTGCATCAAGCCCAAATCGACCAAGACGGTGAGGGATTGGATGAGAGAGTTTGAAGAGGTGATGGAGAAGTTTGATGCAGGGTGGTCACTGAGAAGATGGCAACGCTCGGCACGGGCTAGAAATAGCTCTGTCAAAAAACAGACTACACCCCAAGTACACCCCGACTACACCCAAAAAGAGCCTACGAAGCCCACAGTTTCGGACTCTAAAAAAACGGACTACACCCCTACTACACCTAGACTACACCAAATATATAATATATATGATGATGATAACGCGATGCTTTTGATTGAAAAAGAGTTTGAAAATCTCTTCATGACCTATCGGGCATATAACGCAAAGTATGCAGGTAAGAAGAGTCAGGCGAGAGAGGCCTATATAGCCTTTAGGGAGCGTCAGAAGTGCATCAGTGTGGATGAGCTTAAGAGAGCCATTGGTCTCTATATGGAGGACGGTGAGATCACCAAGAAGAATGGGTTTAAGAGCTTCTTTGATAATGAGCTTTATTTTGAATATATTGATAAGAGTATCAAGCTCAAAGATAGTGGCACAGGCAAGTGGATCAATGGTCGCTGGTCGTATGTGGAGGAGATATTCTATGACCAGAATGATAAGCCTATTGGGGTTATGAATCGAGAGACATTTAAGAGGATGCTTAGTGATGGGCGTGTTTTATTGGAGGTGGCTTAGATGAACTTAATTGTCGATACTAAGGGCTTAAAAGAGCTAGAGAATGCTATTGATGAGAAAGCCATTAGGAGAGCTACAACAAGAACAGTCAATGAGCTTGGTAGAGGATTGTCTACCAAGCTTGTTAAAGATGCAAGAAGTGAATATAGCATCAAATCAAGTGAGCTTAAGAGTTATATTAAGACCACCAAGGCAGATAGTCATAAACCTGTATTTAGCATGACTATCTCATCATCTCCTCTATCTCTGTCTAAGTTTCAAATGAGAGAGAAGACCTTTAGAACAAAGAGAGGTAAACGAAAAGGTGTGACTGTCAAAGTGTTTCGTAAGCAAAGTAGAAAAGTAGTCAAAGGTGGATTTACAGGAACCAATAGACAGATATTTAAAAGAACAGGGCAAGAGCGTTTGCCGATTAAAAAGCTTACAACTCTATCAGCTCCGCAGATGTTTAAAGAGGAGTCAATCAAAGATGGATATGGGGAAGTAGAAGAAAAGATGCCTAAAATTTTTGAAAGAAATTTAGATTTTTATCTTTCAAAAAAGAAATAGGTTCTTTGGGGAAAATGAAAATCATACGGTCACTCGTGAGCGTGAAAAACGCACGGTTTTGGGCGTTTGAAAGTCGGCAACTATTTTTTATTTAAGGCAACTGAGCAACTAATTCAGGAAAGGAGGAGAGATGCTACTAAGTCAAGTTAAATTTGCAGAATATATTGGTGTCCACAAAGCTACAGTTTCTAAAATGAAAAAACGTCGAGAACTTGTTATGCAGGGTAAAAAAGTAGATGTTGAAAAAACCATTGAGCTTTTAAGAAGTATTGGTAAAACATTTGATGTCAATAATAAAATGATTTCATCCAATACTCTTCCTGGTACTATAGAAAAACAAGAAGAAAATATCTTTGATGTAGATCCAGCCTCTTACCCGACACTTTCGGCAGATGAAAAAAAGCAACAAGCCAAACAATTGCTTGAGAGAGAGATGGAACAACAAGCACAGGAGCTTGGGTTAAAACTTTCTGATATTCAGACCCCAGAGATAGAAGCGATGGAGAAATGGGAAGTCGAAAGATTTAAAATCTTTTACCAGGGAATGCTTGAGAGAGCGAAGTATTTTAAAGAGATTGGTCAGCTTGTAGATGTAGAAGAAGTAAGAGAAGAGCAGTTTACTATTGCACGTACTGTTCGAGATGCTGTTATGAGCATGAGCAATAGAATAGCTCATAAGCTTATTAATAAGACAGAGATGCATGAAGTGAAATTGATACTTGATGCTGAAGCTTTGAAGGTTATGGAGAATTTGAGTTTATGAGTAGAATAGAGAAAAATATTAACATTTTAAACTTAGCAACCCTCTTTACAGGCATAGATGCTGTTGGTCATGGTGCTAGTCGTGTTTATGATTTTGTAAATCATATCTTTGCGTGTGAGATAGATAAATTTGCTCGTCAAACTTTTTGTTTCAGCGACCAAGAGGGTTTAATAAGGGAGGGAAAAAAGCACTTAACGGTGTTGTACCCACTCTATCTTCAAACTCTTGGCAAGATAATAATCATCTCGTATCTAGCGAAGAAATCCGAAAACTCACACCAAGAGAGTGCCTAAGACTCCAAGGTTTTGATGATAGCTTTAAAATAGTAGTTTCGGACTCACAGATGTATAAACAAGCAGGAAATAGCATGACAGCAACGGTACTAGAGATGATATTTGAGCGTGTGCAACTGGCACTTAGTGGAGTTTCTAAAAGTGGAACTCTTATGGATTTTTTATAAGGAGAGCAGATGATATTTGAAAAAGAGTTAAAAGAAGAACTAATAAAAACAGAAGTAGAGCTTATAAAATTGAGCTTTACTATAAGCGATAAGCTTGGAGAAACTGCTGTAGAGTCGGCTTTAGATAACTTTTATGATTATTTATGTAGAGGTTTAGGTAAAGAGAGAATAGTAGCTTCTATGAATATGGAATATAGAGAGTATGTTATTAATTTGACTCAAGCAATTCCAAAAGAGTTGCTACCAAAGGTTATGCCTGTAATTTTAGCAGGTAAAAAATGAAAATAGATTTCACATCTCTACATGGACACATAGGTAACCTCTTTTTTCTTGCATCTGAAATAAAAGATAATAAATTAAAAGATTCCATAGGTAAAGAGTTGGAAAAGCTAGACAATAAACTTATCGAAATGGATGAAAAAATGGTAGAAGTGGCACAGTCTATCGAAAATATAAGAGGTAAAATATGAAAATAATCTACCAAAACCCAAACGACCTAAAAAAATACCCACAAAATGCCAAAGAGCATCCACTAGAGCAGATACAACAGATAGCAGACAGCATAAAAAAATATAAGTTTAACGACCCAATAGCACTCGATGAGAACAATATCATTATCGAGGGGCATGGTCGGCTTGATGCTGCACTATTGCTTGAGATGGATGAAGTACCAACTATTGTACTTTCACATCTTAGTGAAGATGAGAAGAGAGCCTACATCATCGCTCACAACAAGCTAACTCTTAACACAGGGTTTGACATGGAGGTACTACTAAAAGAGCTTACAAGCCTTTATGAGAATGGTTTTGATTTACTCTTAACTGGGTTTGATGATATGGAGTTAGAAGAATTAAAAATAGGCTTTACTCCACCTGTAATCGACTATGATAAAGCAGATGATGTACCAACAGTTGAAGAGGAGCAGGTGGTCATCAAAGAGGGTGACCATATTGTCCTAAATGAACACGTACTCTATTGTGGTGATGCAACCAAAAAGGAGGATGTACTTTATCTGTTAGAGGGTACAGCCCCTAAACAAAATACCATTCACTTTTTAAGTGACCCACCTTATGGCATCGCCTATGACCCAAAACTCCCTAAATATGGCATGATAAAAAATGATGATAAATTCCTAAATTTCATACCATTAGCCAAACGTTACACCAATGGCTTTTTTATGATTTGGACTTCTTACCAGGTGGTGGATGAGTGGATTAAACGTACCAAGAAGTCATTTGAGAAGATTACCAATATGATAATTTGGCATAAAGGTGGTGGGGGCATGGGTGACTGTGCCAAAACTTTAGCTACAGACTACGAGATAGCCTTGGTCGTGAGCCGTGGCAATCAGCTCCAAAGTGGGCGTGGCTCTTCTGTGTGGCAGTACCAAAACGATGCAAAGAAAGATTTTGTAAAAAAGGCAAAAAAAGCAGAGCTACAAAGCATACTGAATCACATGATAGACGGTGAGACGCTCTGGAGAGTCAAAAAGGACAACACAGCTACCTACCTGCACCCAACGCAGAAGCCAGTGGAGATAAATGAGAGAGCATTGCTTAACTTTACCAAGAAAGGAGATTTTGTCTGTGACTTTTTTACAGGAAGTGGTAGTAACTTAATAGCGTGTGAGAACATGGGTCGAAAGTTTAGAGGCATGGAGTTAGATACCAAGTATATGCAGGTTATCGTGGAGAGGTGGTGTGAATATACCTCGGTCGATACGATTGTGATTAATAGTCAAGAGGTTTCTTGGGCTGAGTATAAGGATGGCAATATATGACAACAGCACATGATGTAGTTAATATAATTGACGCTAAAACAGGTAAAGAAGAAATAGAAAAAAGTCATAAAGAATTAGAAATTAAGCTCAAAGAACTAGATAGAGCCGAACTTGAAGGTATAGCTTTGAAATTAGCTTATGCCTTAAGTATTTTAAGAGGAGGAATGTAAAAAATATATGTATAGAGAAATGCTAGATGGTGATTTTATTTTTAAATGTTTAACTAGAGAAGAGATTAAGAAATACGTTTAATGACCCACGACCACCAAAAAGTACAGCTTCTCGCCATGCTCTTGTTTAGAGTAGATGAGATAGAGCGATACTTTGAGCTTGAATCTCCAAATTTAAGCTTTGAAGAGGTGGTCGAAAAGGGTAGGCTTGGTCAGCAGATAGAGACTAGAAAAGCTCTTTTTGAAAGAGTGAAGCGAGGCGAGGTGTTTGCCATTAAAGAGTGGCATCGACTTGAAGAGAAGATTGAATTTGAGATAAGGAAGAGGGAGTTAAAATGAGTGTTGTTTTGGAAGCATGGAAAGACGGCTTACGCCCAGACCCACAAATCGGAGTCGATGAGTGGCGTAACAAGTACCGTTATCTCTCCGAATCGGGTGCAAGTGAGCATGGTAAGCTAGACAGCAACCGAACACCCTACACCATAGAGATAGCAAACCACCTCTCACCACAGAGTCCTACACAGCAGGTGTTTGTCTGCAAAGGAGTACAAGTAGCCATTACAGAGCTTGGTAACGACTTCTTGTTTACCTATGCACACTTGTATAGTAGACCGATGATGGGCGTGCTCCCCACCAAGCCACTACTAGAAGACCATGTAAAGAGTAAAGTTTGGTCAGGGGTAAACGCTTCACCTGTACTAAAAAATGAGGTTTTTTATCCTATCAAACAAGGCTCTACCAAAACTTCATCTACTCTCAAGATGGTAATGAGAAAGAGTGGTACAACGCTTAATTGGCGTTGGGCAGAGTCTAAGTCCACTTACGCCTCGGTGACTTATGGGGCAATATTAGCCTCAGATGTAGACAGATGGCCCGATGATGTCGAGGGAGAGGGGGATCCTATCTCTCTGCTACAAAAACGACTTGATACTTTTGGGAGCAGAAAGAAGTTTTTTTGTGAGTCCTCACCAACCAAACGTAAAAATTCCAAGATTTACGCTGAAGCGATGTACGGTGACAGAAACTACTACAACATGAAGTGTCCACATTGTGGGGAGTATATAAAGTTTTCAGAAGAGAATTTTGTCTATGAGTATGATAAAGGGAGCTATGAGCTTACTTCTGATGTGACTTATAGATGCCCTCGTAATGACTGCATTATTAAGGGGTATGAGAAGAGTGAGATGATGGCTCTTGAAAATGGGGCTAAGTGGATTCCTGAAAATCCAAACTTTAGAAACCAACTTAGAAAAACTTACTTTTTGCCCTCTTACTACTCTCCATGGAAGAGTTGGTTTGACATCTTTACTGAGTATCTTATCGCCCTTGGGGACAAGGAGAAACATGGAAAAACAAAGAAGTTGAAGGTCTGGTACAACACCATCGACGGCTCTGTCTATGACGACGAAACAGAAAAAGAGGTAGAAACAACTCTTGACCAACTCCTCCAAAGAAGAGAGGAATACACAAAAGTTCCAAAAGATGTAGTGTTGCTTAGTGCAGGGGTAGACACCCAAGGTAATAGACTTGAAGTCTCTGTTTACGGTTGGGTAGATGACCAAGAGCGTTATCTCATTGCCCACTATATTGTTGCAGGGGATCTCAAAGAGAGGGAGACCAAGCAGATGTTAGATTCTCTTCTATTTGAGAAGTTTTTTGAGACCGAAGATGGTGGAGAGATGAAGATATTTTGCTCGGCTATGGATACAGGAGGGGATAAAACCCAAGAGGTCTATGAGTACATACTCAAGAGATACAAGCATAACAGATTGTATGCTATCAGGGGAGGTCAGAGTATAGATGCTCCATTGGTAAAAGACTTCTCCACGATAGAAACAAAACGAAAAAAAAGCTTAAGGCTCTATACTTTAGGAGTTAATGCTGCCAAAGATGATCTTATTGCAGATATTGAAGAGCGAATGGGTACAAGATATATTCATTTTCCTTATAATATTCAGAGATTTTATGAGGGGGTAGTGATAGAGCATGACATGAGTGATGAAGCATTTTTGAATCAGTTTTTAGTGGAAACAAAAGATGAAGAGGGGAGATGGAAAAACGAATTTAGGCGACGAAATGAAGCTTTGGATTGTGCCATCTATGCCAAGGCCGCAATAAAATGTACCAAAGGGCTTGATCTGCTGATTGAGAAGATGGCAAAACGGGGTAAAAAAGCATTTTATAGAAAATCAAAGGAGCAGTAGTGGCAAAAGAGAAGAACGTGCTAGATAAGAGAACTCAGATACGTTTTCAGGGGAGAGTTATATTGGAGTTGGCGATAGAATCATTCATGTCAAAAAAAAATATTACCAAGTCAGATGCAATAGAGGAGTTTTTGATGGGATCAGCGACATTGCAGGAGGAGATGAAAAAGATTAGAGAAGAATACACCTATACCAAATAGAGCATAAAAAAAACTTCCCTTTTTTTTAATTTTTAAAAACTATAGAATATTCTTAATTTTTAAATAAGCAAGGAAGTGTGGTGTATAGTGAACTCATAGAGATCTATTCAGAGGAGTATGTCCAAAAGAAGATCGATAAATATGGTGACCTCGAAGATAAGATTACGATATCTCAAGAGTATCGTGTTGCCAACAGAGAGACCAAAAGAGCCATGCTTAGAGACGTTGAAAAGTCTCTATGGAAGTGGGAGCGTATCATGATGGCCCACAAAAGAGCAAAAAATAAACGTCTCCGAAGAGGTCCCACGATCTCATCAATAGGATATCGTCCATGAGTTACTCCTCTATGCACGCAAGAATCACCAATACTCGACCGATTTATGCGGGGGCTAGACGCTCACGAACGCACGGACGCTGGTCGATGAGAAAGCCCTCTCCTGATGTCGTAATAAAGGATTTTCCGACACTTCGTGGACGCTCAGATGAGCTTTACAAAAATAACTCTTTGGCACGAAGTGCTATTAATAAAAATCTCGACAATGTAGTGGGTGGAGGACTTCGCCCCCATCCAACCCTCGATCACAAAGCATTGGGAATCCCTAAAAAAGCAGCAAAGAAGATTGCAAAGGCGATTCTTCGAGAGTTTGATTTTGTGGCTGAATCAACAAATATTGATGCTGAACGCAGTCAAAACTTCTATGAGTTGCAACGATCCATGCTCTATATGATGCTGATTGGTGGGGATGCGTTTGCCTTGTTTCCTCGCATTGAGCGACACAATAGCCCCTATACCACGGCCATTGCAACCATTCAAGCTGATCAGGTCTCCAATCCAAATAATACTAATGATACCCATACCTTGGCAGGTGGTGTAGAGGTCGATGGCAATAATGCTCCAATTTTTTACCATATTCAGAGGAGACACCCCAATGGTTTGACACAAGGAGGGCAACCAACTACGTGGCAAAAGGTTCAAGCTTTTGATGATGAGGGGAGAGCATTGGTGCTACATCTCTTTTCTAAGCTTGAAGCTGGACAAAAAAGAGGGGTTCCCTATCTTGCTCCGATCATTAATCTGGTCAAGACTTTGGGATCCTACACCGATTCCGAAGTAACAGCTTCCCTCATCAGTTCGCTTTTTACTGTTTTTGTTAAAACCCAAAGTGGAGAGGGGTTAAGCCCTAAAGAGCTTGAACTCAATAGTGATGAATCCAGTGAAGAGAGAGTGGACTACTCAATGTCATCAGGATCAGTAATCAACTTAAAAGATGGAGAGAGTGTTGAGGTTGCCGATCCGAAACGACCCAACAAAAATTATGACATTTTTCATCGTGCCATCATCAAGGAGATGGCCGTTGGGCTTAATCTTTCGTATGAAGTCCTGATGACCGAATTTGGAAAATCATTTACTTCCAGTCGTGCGGTATTGCTTCAGGTTTGGAAATACTTTCGATCGTTGAGAAAAATGATGGAAAATCGTTTCTGTCAACCTGTCTTTGAACGTGTTATTGAGGAAGCCGTGCTGTTGGGGAGGTTGGAGTTGAAAGGGTTCATTGAAGATCCCTTTGTACGAAAGCTTTGGTTGCATTGTAACTGGACAGGAGAGCAACCAGGGGCGATTGATGAGATCAAAGAGGTCAAAGCAGCGAAGATGAGAATCGAGACGGGGCTAAGTACCCGAAAGCGAGAAGCCTCCATGATGAATGGCACTAGCTTCGATGAGAATATCACCGTAGCAGAGGATGAGAGTCTTCGAATGATATGGGCAAATCTTATGAGCGAACTCAATGTGCTACCTGAGAAGAAGAAGAAAAAGAAGAAGAAAAAGGCAGTGAATGAAAAATGAGTTTGAACATCGACCCTATATCTCCGTACTGTTGATCCTCTTGGCATTTGTTATGCTCTCGGTGGGGTGGATTTTGATTATGAGCATTGGTCTATTTTATTATTATCAAAAAGAGAAGATATCTGAATATCTCTATAATGTTGGTGTGAGCTTGGACTATTTAGCAGCAGCTATTATTTTTAATGTTCGAGGTAATACGATTTCGGCGATTGTCTACAAGAGAGAGTATTGGAGGGCTGTTTGGTTGGTTAATTGGCTTTTTAGAGACAGCGAACATTGTCGTAGTAGCTTTATAAAAGAGTTTGGAGGGAAGCAATGAATTTAGAAGATATACCACTTTGGCTCTTTGTTGCGATCCTTTTTACGGTCTCTTTTATCTTCTCTTTTATTGGATACCTAGAGAAGCATATTGAGGAGATAACCAAGGACAATCGAATCAAGATGTATGTGCGTGGAGCGTTACACAGTGCTATTGGAGCATTGGTGGCGGTTGTGATTTATGCTGTCCAAGTAGAGTATTGGGAGGAGAGCAACTTTTTGCTGAAGATCGCCCTCTCGGTAATGGGAGCTGTGCTGAGTGATACAATACTGCTTAGAGCAAGACGAGAGATAGGGGAGAGAGATGTTAAGTAGTATAGATATGTTTATCGGTTTTATGCTCTTTTTGGTTTGCTATGGAATTTATCTTCGGATTTGGAATCAGAGTCGTACGACCATTTTAATGATTGTCTTTTTGACAGTATTGGCATTTTTGAGCAAGTTTTGCTCAATAGATGTGATCTTGTTATTACTGGCTATTGGATTATTTATGCTCTTTGTTCGGGCTGTTTTTAGAAAATATATCATCAAGAGCCGATGGAGGGAGTTGTTTTATGCGTAAAAAAGAGATTAAACAGGAGATTGTCGATGCGTGCATCAGAGAGGGGATAATCAAAGCAGAGGCGATCCAGTATGTTTTGGCTACGGTTGAGCATGAGACCAATGGAACCTATTTGCCTGTACGGGAAGCTTATTGGCTCGATGAGGCATGGCGAGAACAGCATTTGGACTATTTTCCCTACTACGGTAGGGGATATGTTCAACTCACCCATGAGGAGAACTATGCAAAATTTGGTGAGTTGCTCAATGTTGATCTCGTTGGAGAACCTGATCTTGCACTAGAGAGAGAAAATGCCATCTACATCCTGATCCAAGGGATGAAGCAGGGACTGTTTGCAGGCAAGCGATTGAGCGACTTTTTTAATAGGCATGGAAGTGATTTTATTGGGGCAAGAGCCATCATTAATGGAAAAGATCGTGCCAAGCGAATTGCCCGTATTGCTCAACGGCAGAGGGTGATCTATGTTTAGCTTTACAATGATTTATTCCCATCGAAAGATATTGGTATGGGGCATTTTGATGGTTGTTCTCTCTGTGCCACTTGCTCTTTTTTGGCAACAGCATCGTACGATTGCAAAACAGTCCAAGAGAATAGAGAATATGGAGAACAACATCACATTCTCTGATGTGGAGAGAGATGTTGAGATCGCCAATGCCATTACCACTACAAAAGCTCATGAGCGAGATGAAGAGATTAAGAATATTATAGAGGAGTTAAATTATGAAACAGATCAAACCAATGCTACTAAGTATGATGATACTCTATTGGAGCGGGTGTTCCTCTACAAAAATTAAATACCATCAGCCAATATATTATGAGTTTAATCTAAGTGAGGTGGAGCTTGATCCCATCGAGCCATTGCAACCCAAAGGGTATGTTATGTTTTTGGATCCTGAACATCGCTATGTCAAAATGCCAGCATGGTTTTATGCCACCATGCTAGATCGCAATGATAGACGAAAAAAACACATTATGATCTATAGGCAACTCTATGAATGGGCATTGGAGGATGTGGAGCGTTACAACGCATTTGTGGCAAAGCAAAAGCAACTTTTTCAAGACTTGAATAGATGATAGGGGCTTGGTAGGCATAGAGACACAGCCAAGATTCCCGATTACGTCATTGTTGTACATAATACTCCTCTTTTTTAGATGTTAGCCAAGCCTTTAAATGTCTCTCAATCAAAAATAGAGCATAAAAAAAACTTCCCTTTTTTTATTTTTTTAAAACAGATAATATTTTGAATAATTAAAATAAATCAAAGGATAGCCGTGTATAGACGACTCTTTTTGAAGTATGCCAATACCCCTCTGTTGGCAACAGATACACTTGTTAGCAATGCTGTCTCTTTGCTACTCTCTGATAAAACAGATGCTCCTCCCAATGCTCTCTCTACCAAAGCAGGTGAAAACTTCAACTCTAACCTTATTGAGATTCGTAAGAATGTTGCCATCTTGAACATTACGGGTCCAATCTTTCGTTATGGAAAAGTGGAAGCGTGTGATGTTGTCTACGGAACCCAACACTTCTCTGAAGCATTGGCTAAAATGGAGGCGGATGTTGATATTACTGATATTGTGCTTAATTTTGATACAGGTGGAGGC